AGTTATTGTTGCTTCGATATCTCTCTTCAACTCTTTACTGCGTTTGGCTAGTTGATATGCCAGTTCTGACGCTCTGCCAGCACTGTTAACAGCTTCTTGTGATCCAGTAACGGTAACGGTTTTATTCATAATTTGACAAATATTTGTTACCCTGGTTGTTGCAGAACTTGCAGCGACAGAAATTTCATCACCTTCAAGTTGTGCGTTATTAGTAGCAGCTGACGCTAGGGCATCTGTTTGCCATTCGTGCGTAGTTGCTGCTGCTGAAGTTTGCCCAATAGAACTCATAATAGGCGTGTCAGTTGGCGAGATAGAATAAATGGTATCTTGTAAATCTTCTCGATTACCAACAGCTGAATATGAAGTAAGGGCGTTAGTAGCTAATGCCATATTTTATTCTCCATAAAATTGAGGTTAAGTTAAACGTGACTAAGGAATACTGCTGCTGCATCTTTTATGTCACCAGTTTTCTTTAATCGTGCTTTTGCATCCTTATATCTTTGTTGACCTATTTCGTTATTGCTGCGTCTAGCTGATGATTTAATTGTTCCAACCTTTGGTTTTTGTGCGACTTCTTTTAGAGTAGTCTTTTTTCTAGCCATAAGTCTGTCAAATTGCATTGCTTTAAATAAAGTTGTGGCATCACGATGGTCATATAGCTGCGAAAATTCTGCTTCACTATATCCAATCTCTTGTGCATATTTTGCCATTTCTTTAGATATTTTTTGACGTTTTACAGGATCTTTTAAATGAGGAATACGATCTTGCAATTTTATATATTCAGATTGTACTCTTTCCTGGTGTTGCTTTATAGCTTGTTGTTGCGCTAATTCTTGCGCTTGCTTTGCTTCTTCTTTAGCTTGCTGTAGCTGTTGATTTTTCATTACATAATCAGCTACTTGTTGGTTGTACTTAATTGGATCTGTCTGCTCCAGTGTCTTGTCTGGTTCAATTATTTCAGATTGAAGTTTCTGGGTATATCGATTAGCAGCATCATTAAGATATGGGATCACCTTACTCAGTTCGTCTTCACGCTGTTGAAGTAATTTTTTTTCTTCAGCTAAAGATTGGGACTTTTGGGTGTTGACAGCATCTATTTGATAACCCTTACGTATTTCATTTAATGGTAAATATTTTTCCTCACCATTAACTTTTGTAAGAACACTGTAATTTTCCAGATCATTCTCGTCAATTACTCGTGGTGCGTTATCAATTTCTTCTGTCACCTCGGCTTCTGTTGTGTCTTCGAGGGGCGCTTCTTCTGTATCACTTTCTTCATTCAAAAACTCTAAACCGTCATCAATTTCTTGATTGGCTTGTTGTTCTGATGTTTCTGGCTCTACTTCAGTTGCTTGTTGCTTGGGTTGTTTATCATTGGCTTGAACAGTATTACTGTTTTCCATTTCTGATAAAAACGCCTGTGCTGTGGCATCTAATGCGTCACGGTTCGCTGTAATAGGATTGCCGTTTGTTTGCTCTGCCATATTTTATATTCTCCTTAAATTATTTTTAAGTTTCTAATGTTATCGGCTTCTTTGCCGTGGAGGTTGCCAGTAACTAGCCTTTGCTCCAAGTGGTTTACAAATGTATCCACTATATTTACGCTATCACGTAATCTTACCAGACCTATGCGATCTGTATCTGTTGTAGCTGGCGCTCTTAACAATGCGTCAGTGTATGTTTGTTTTAATTCGTTTATTGCTTCCTGGAATACTCTATCTTCTAATATTGATCTTGCATGTGCTGCGTTTTGTTGCGCTTCACCTTTACTGATTTTCTTCATCCATTCCTCTATAAAAATTGTATGCTCCACCAGCTGCTATTGGCAATGCTAATAAACCACTTCCTTCATTACGTATAAAATTACGCAATACTTGTGCTGGTGTTATTCCTTCAATGTCTGCTCTTTTAGCTGCTCTTGTTCTAAGTAATTCCATAAATGTACCCTGGCTAGATGGATCTACGCCTGTTCTGTCTGCTGCACCCATCCATAAGTTTGCTTGTACTTGTGATGGTGTCATATCTAGTTCTTCTGCAAGTTCTCTAATGTATTCTTCAAAAGCTGCATATTCATTGTCATTTGGTCTATCTGTCCATACGTTTGGTTGATCTTTTATTGCATCCATTGGAACTACGCCATCTTTAACAGCACGTTTTGGTGCAAAAACATCTTGTATTTTCTCACCTACTTTACGTGTTGTAAAATATTTTTTTGCTTCTGGAAACTGTTTTAATAAATTTTCTTTAAATTCTTTACCTACGTCTGCACTATTACCTAACCAATCTGGACTGCCAGATGCCAT